ATGGACCCTACGTGGCAAATCCATATGAGGACGTTGACGAAGAGGATGAAGAGTATGGAGATCTCACAGACTATCGATGACGCTCTCTACCAATACTATACGGTAGAAAGAAATCAAAAGGTACCTAACTGGAGGTACATTAAAGATCAAGATTGGTGGATTCAGTATCTTATTCATTTGGGTATTGACCCAAGAAATCCATGAATCTTGTTTTGAGACCACTCAGTGATGTCAATGATGTCACTTGGAGTATTGTTATCAGTTTAGTAATATTATTACTAGGTGTAGGATATTACATATATACGATTATAGATCTAGCAAATAAGGAGATGACTGATGGGAGCAATGACACCCCCAAGTCGTAAGAGTTGTTACAATTTCCGAGTTATAAGCATAGATAAAGTGCTGGACGGGGATACGATTGATGTCACAATTGATCTCGGTTTTGACCTTTATAAGAAAGAGAGAGTTAGAGTTGCTGGTGTGGACACACCAGAGAAAAGAACGAGAGACCTCGAAGAAAAGGAGCTCGGGATAGATGCAACGAATTGGCTCAAAGAGAAGTTGGATGGTGCCATTGTTGGGGATGACGACCTTGTTATTCGTACTGAGCTTGTTGGTGGGGTCGGCAAGTATGGTCGCCTTCTTGGGTGGTTATACGTCGGGGATGGAGAGTTGTCCCTTAATGAGCAAATGATTACCGAAGGTTATGCATGGCCATATGATGGTGGTACAAAACAAAAAGACTTCGAGGAATTAAGAGAGATCCGTAGACAATACGGTACACTTGTATGACTCCTATCTTTGTATTTGGATTCGCAATCCTACTCACGGTAGGTATGGAAACCACTTGGCCTGTAAGAATTAGAAAGTGAATTGTCATAGATAGAATATGACAATATAAAAGTGTAAGAAAATGCAGAAGATTATTAATGGTATCGCACTACTTTCGGGACTTGTTTCACTGTCGGTAGTTGTAGGTGGAACTTGGGTATATCTTGAGAAAGATAATATTATCAATAAAACAAAGATACAACTCATCAATGGTGTTACTTCTGCAGTTTCGGAAGCACTTCCTGGTATGTTAGATGCTGCAATGCCTGAACTACCTGAAGTCACTGGTCCAATTGTTCCAGAGAAAACTGGAACTGCTATCCCCAAACTACCATGAGTAATACTTCATCCTCAGAATCTAAGAAGCCATCAGGATTCAAAATATTCATTACTGCTGTTGGTGCACTAGTTGCAATCTCACACATTGGTCTACTTGGTTATTTGATTGAAAGGAAACCCGAATCTCCATCAGTCCCTACAATCAATATTCCTCGTGGTCCATACTCGTCTTATAAAATTAAGGCGGGTAAAGACGGATACGAAATTGAATATCGTGCTAATGATCCAGCGGTTCTTGAATCTGAAAGATCAATGTTCGTTGATAAAAACAAAAAGGGACTCTTTGGCGGTGGATCTGAAAAGAGAAATGAGTATCGTCGAGATCAATATACTATGGATGGTGTAAGAAACATCGGAGGTAATGTAGGTACTGAGGGAAAGTCGAATGTCCAAAGCGCCGAGTGTATCGCGGCGGACGCTGGAGCACGATCACAAGGTGCGATGGCAGGAACAGCACTCGCTAGTGGTCTCATAGCACCTGCTCTTACAAGTATTCCATACATTGGATGGTTGGCAGGTGGTTGGGCACTACTCCTAGGACAACAAGCTGGTGAGACTATTGGATCCGAAGTCGGGTCAGTATTCAATGACTGTTAATATGAGAATTAAATGAGAATTGTTAAATAAGTAAAATTGTTATTCTATTTTATGGCACAATCATCTTACAAGAGTTTGCAGAAGAAAGAAGCAAGAGACACTTTTTTCTTATACGTTTTCTTCCATTCCCTCTGGACTGGATTCCTAGATTTTTTTAATGACTGATAGATGGAAATAAAACCTATAGGAATCAACCCCATTCAAATTCAGGTGGACTCGATATACACCGTACCACCTGTAGTGACTGGAATCAGTGCTCCAGTCACTATAGATATAGGTCTTCCGATCGTTCAGGTACCTGGATGTGTAGAGGCTCGTGACTCAACATCATCTACATTACCCACTGATGACCCGAAGGGAAATATCACAATTTGTGATTCTGGTCTTCCCAGTTTCAATCCTATTAATTTCGAACCCGAAGTAGAGTTA